AGAGGGAGAAGTTAAAAGTAAATGTAATTTTGATTGTTTTTATTATTGTTATAAAATGAATCTTAAAGAATCTATAACGTGGCTAGAATAAAGATTCATATAGGAATTTAATGTCTTGGGGAGGAGGAGTCCATTAGATCCCTATATTATTTATAAATATTTTATTTTTTAATTAAAAACATATATATAATATAATATTATGACTGATATTGAAAATTATTTATTTGAGATATATAAAAACAATCCTAAAATGAAACGTAAAATATATTATCATAAGAATAAAAAAAAGTTATTAGAGTATAATAATAAAAAATATGCAGATAGATTTAATAATATGGATTCTGTTATAATAAATAAAGGCATATTTATCATAAAAATGAAATAATCATAAGGGGGTAGTATATGTTTTTTTATATTCAGTTTCAATACTTTTAAATTTATTTAACCAATTTATAAATTGTTTCGCATTTGAACCATAACTTTTTTTACAATAATTAATATGATTTTTATTATTACAATGTTTTAAAAAAGAATCATTTTTATAATAACCAAAAGTAAATTTTGCTGTTTCACCTTTTTCTTTTAATTCTAAATATTGATTTTTTATTGTAATACATTTGCAATAATATTCATCTTTATTTTTTACTTTTTTAAATTTTTCCGAACAAGTAGAACAATATTTGTTCGGATTTTTTTTCATATCTCTTTTTTTCTCATAAGCTTTTTTAGCTTCTGTTGCTTCTGCTTTATTAATATGTTTATTGCATTCTGAACCGATTTTTAATATTGTTTTTGAATGTTTATTTTCAATTAGAAATACATTAAATATTTTTTTAGTGCATATACATTCTTCTTGTTGTTCTGATTCGTAAGAATCAAAATTATGCCATTCTTTTTTTGCTTCTGAATATTCGTCTGCAATTGAATAATTTACTAATTTTTGTCTAAAAATACTGTAATGAGCCTGAGCTTTTAATTCTTCCATATATATATATATATTACTAGAATTTTTTTTAAATAAAAATGCAATATTCAATAAATGAATTAAATGAAATAACATACACTTTTAAAAAATGATTTTTTTTGTTATTGAATTCAGTTTTCTTTTTTTTTATTTTTTTATTTTATTTTGAAAGAGTTTTATTATTATTACTGATATTTTTTATTAGTGAATGTTTTTATATTTTTTAATCCTTGTAAATAAATCCTTGTCATTTTACATATATAAATATTATACCATATTGTAAAATAAATATACACTAATACACTTAATTTTTAAGTAATAAAATATTACTATAATATATATTATATATATAATATATATAGTTATATAACTGATATAAGTCTTATGAAATAAAAATGTATGTATAAAAAAACATACATTTTTAATTAATAATTATACATTTAATTAATAAAAAGTATATAAAAAAAAAATAATTAGTATATATATATGAATAATCAAGAACTTCTAGATAATGCAACTAATGAAAAAATTGTGATTGAAATTAAAGATTTTTCTAAGGACTTTCAAAGTTCCTACTTTAATAACAATAAGAAATTCAATAATGGAAAAGAATATATAGAAATTGTAGATTTAGAAGATTTTAAAAAAGAATATTTAAAAAAAGATTCAACTCATAACATTTTTGAGGTAATTCAAAAAGAAACAAAAATAAAGCCATTTTATGATATTGATAAAGGATTCGAAACAGAACAAGAATTTAATTCGAAACATCAAGATTTATTAATAAATTTTATGAATAAATTAGCCGTAATGTATCCATTAGGAAATTTAGCTATTAGTAAAGCTCACGGTTGGAAAATGAAGGATGTAATAAAAGACGGAAAAAAAACAGAGAAAAAACAGTATGCGATGAGTTTCCATATTGTAGTAAATAATTATGAAACAACAATACATGGATTAAGAAAATATAATGAAGAACATGATATATATAACAAATTTGATTTTGTTGATAAAGGAGTTTATAGAACTTATGGATTAATGAAATGTTTATATGGTTCAAAACCTTGGGAACATAGATATAAAATTATTGAAACAAATAATAATCCATTAGCTCATTTAATCCAATCAAATAAAAAAACAAATACAGGATTCAATAAATTAAACTTTTTAGAAAAAAGTTTTATCAAAAATGACAACAATGACAAAAATGACGAAGAAAAACCAACTGCAAAAAACACAATCAAAATCAAAAAAGAAGATAAAAATGTAGAAGAAAAAAATGTATCTTTTTCAGAAAAAGATACACTAAATAAAAATAATAATTCTGAACTGGTATTCAGTGATGTAATTCATACATTATTAAGTATTAGAACTAAATGGCTCTATTATAAGGACATTATAGATGTAGGAATGGCTTTTTTTAATACTTGTAAAGAAATGGATGAATTAGAATCAGGTAAAATTATTATTGCTCAATGGATAAAAAACGGCACTAAAATATGGACTTCAAGACCTGACAGAAGTGTAGCAGACTGGAATACTAGAATAATTTATGAATGGGAATATTGGACTAAAAGAAATAACGAAGTAGATAATAAATTAACTTATGGTTCATTGGTTAGATGGAGTAAAGAAACAAAATTAGCAGAATCTAAACCTCCTGAAAAATATAATGAATTATCAGAATTAAATAAACAATATTTGAAATTAATACCCTGTAATAATAATACGTGGTATAAAGTCGGAGCAATATTAAAAAGATTAAAATGTAATCAGAAAATATGGGATGAATGGACTGTTGATTATACCCAAGAAGATAATAATTTTAGATGGTTAGATATTGAGAAATATAATTATAATGAAAAAACATTATATTTTTTGGCATCAGAATATAACAAAGAAAAAGCAATACATTTAAAAAATTCATTATATGAAAAAGTAGTAAGTCAGTATATGAAAAATCAGACTGAATACCAAATGGCACGATTAATTAAAGAATACATAAAAAATATTTATTGTATAGAATCAGATGGACGTAATAAGGCTTTTATTATTCCAAATGAATATAATCGTTGGGAAAGAAAGAATAAAGCTCAATTAGGTAAAATATTATCTGAGGAAGTTTATTATATTTTTATTAATAAATCATTAGAAGCTCAAAGAGAAAAGAAAGAAGTAGAGAAAAAGATTAAAGAATTACAAGATGCATTAATGATGATTAGTATCAATGATTCAGAATCAAAAGAGAAAAATTTAAAAACAATTCAAGATAAAATAAATGAAAAAACATTAGAATTAGAAAATTTAAGTTCTGCAATAAATATAACAAATACAACGGCTAAAAAATTACAAACTCAAAGCAGTAAAAATAATTTTATATCTGCATTAATAGATAGTTCTTATGAAGAAGGAATTGAAGACAAATTAGATGAATCAAATCCATATTTAATTAATTTTAATAATGGAGCTTATGATCTGAAAAATAGTTGTTTTATTATTCCTGAGCCTGATGATTTTGTCAGTAAAACAACAGGTTTTAATTATGTGGCTGAAATAGATGAAGAAATAAGAACAGAACTATTTAGTTTATTAAATAAAATTTATAAAGATGAAACAGATGAAACAACAGAATTGAGAGATTATAATATGAAAATTATTGCTTCTTCATTATGTGGAGTAAATAAATATGAGGGTTTTTATGTATGGACTGGTTCAGGAGGAAACGGAAAAGGTTTATTAGATTCTCTCTGTGGGATGGTATTCGGTGAATATTACGATGTAATAGACAAGAGTTTTTTTACAACTCAAAAGAAATCATCAGGCTCGGCAGACCCTGAACTAGCAGGAAAAAAAGGGATTAGAATGCTAGTAAGTTCAGAATGTGAGAAAACCGAAGAATTCCAAGCCAATAAATTAAAATTATTAAGTGGAAATGATAATATCTCAACTCGTGGATTATTCAAAGAACAATTTAAATTTATTCCTCAATTTACTATATTTATTCAATCAAATGGAAGCCCTAATTTATCTCAGGTAGATAAAGGAGTAAAAAGAAGATTTCGATTAATAGAACATCCGACTCAATTCGTAAAGAATCCTGACCCTTCTAATCGTTATGAAGAACGTAAAGATGTTTCATTAAAGGAGAAATTCAGAAATGATATTAGATATAGACAACAATTCATGTTAATATTAATTGAATATTATAATAAATATATTAAAAATGATAAAGCAGGAGAAATAACAACTCCAAAAATGGTAAGAGATTATACAGATGATTTTATTTATGATAATGATATTATCGGACAATTTTTATTTGAAAATAAATTAAAAATAACGAATAATAAATCAGATGTAATTTTACAAAAATCATTATGGGATTTATATAAACAATCAAATTATAATGATGATGTTGCAAGATATAGCAGAAATGAATTTTATAAACAATTATCCAATTATGAAGGTATTAAAAAAGTGAGACGTTCAGATGGATTATATTTTCAAGGAATTAAAATTTACATATAAAAAAATTTTTTTTATATGTTATTTAAAAAAAATATTGTATATATATATATAAGAAATGTCTTTATTAAAAGAATTCAATAAATTAGATGAAGCCGAAAAATGTAATTTTTTAGATTATATAGCAGATGAAAATATTAAATATTTTGTAAAAGTAGTAAATAAACATTATAAAGAGAGCAGAAGAAATTATTTTAAAAAAAATTATACTGAAAACCCTGAATTTAGAAAAAAACATTTAGAAAGTAATAAAAAAAATTATCAAAAAAAGAAAGAAGAAGAAGAAAATAAATAAAAAAACTTTTTAAAAAATATCTTTTTAATAAAAAATATCTTTTTAATATAAAATGAGGGATGAATTAGAACTCATAATAGAAGCTTTTGAAGATTTAACAGATGATGAAAAATTAGAATTCTATATTAATTATGAAGAATTATTTAAGGAATTCGTGCAGATGGAAAAACGAATAAAAAATACAGAATATGCAAGAAAAAGATATAATGAAAATGAGGAACATCGAAATAAACAAAGAGAAGCAAAAAAAAGATATAATAGAAAAAAGAAAATTGAGAAAGAAAAAAAACTAATAGAAAGTATAAATGCCGAGGACTAAGGAAGGAAAAGCTATATTATATAAGCCGTGGAAGAATACAACAAAAGCCGTTTATAAATATTGGGTATATGTTAGAGCTGATAATAAACA